CAGATCTTATCAAGTATAGACACAATTGCTGCTTTATCACTAGACTTAGCACTAAAAAATTTAGTAACAAGAGGTCCCATATTAAGATAGATTGAGTCAGTGTCAGATGCGATGACATAATCCTCATCATTGGTTGACAAGAGTTTATTTAGATATTCATTTACTTTGTTCTCAATCCATCGGATACTTACTTGTCCCGATAGTGTAATTGCCTCTGCGTTTGCGAGTTTGTAATATCTAAAATACTGATTACCGATAGCGCCATAAGCAGAATTAAGAGAGATCTTCTTAGCCATTTGAATGTTGTTGCATCTGGCAATCTCTTTTTCAAGTGCTTTAGTTGGAGTCTTTTCATAGTCCTGTTTTGCCTTGATCATTTTTTTCTTAAAGATCACACGGTCGCCATACATTTTCTCCATGAGTTCTGGTAAAAACCCACGAACATCTTTACGATACATGGCACCATTAGCACATACTGCATAGTTACTATGTAGATCAAAAGAAAGTTCTTTCCCCAAGATTTTATTCACATTTACAGTTGGATGTCTTTCATCCAGAAGAGTTTCTGGTGAAATATTATATTGCATAATCAAGTGTGGATATAGTGAGTTAAGGTCAAAACTAACCACCCAATCATACTTACCAGGAATAGGTTCTTTTACATAAGCACCAGCATATTTCTCAGACTTATTACCACCAACTTTTGGCGGAATAACAATATTTCTTCTCTTCAAATAATTGTAGATAATAGCATCCCAAGTTCGGACTTGATAGAACACATCATTATAATTTACCTTGGCCTCATATGCCATAGTAATAGCGAGTTCAATGAGTTTCATCTTGCTTTCCAATCGGTCCACAAGTTCCACGTCAATGATATTATATTCTACAAACTTTTGCCAGTTACCAGTATAAAAATCTTTAAATGTATCAAACTCAGAGTGATCAAGTTTCTTCTGCCCAAGTTCTACATTCGCAATATGATCCAACCGATACGATTCTTGTGCTTTATAAGTAAACTTCTTATACAAATCAAGATAATCTAACTGAGAAATTCCACCAACATCATATGAGATTTGATCACGTCCCATGATTTTAATCTCATTACGAGTTACAAGACCCCATGGAGAAAATCTCTTCATCTGCTTCTCACCTAGAACACGTTCCAACCTTCCACAAATATATGGAATATCATACAACTGAACGTTCCAACCAGTAATCACTTCGGGAGGATTTGCATCCCACCAGTCTAAGAATGTCTGAAGAACTCCACGTTCTGTACTACAATGAAAATACTTGACATTATCCTGCTTAACTTCAAAGGGTTTGACACCCCATGTCATAATTTGCTTGGTAGAATAGTCCTGAACTGTAATACACAAAATTTCTTCTGAGCAGGACAGTGGATCTGGAAATCCATACTCAGAAGAAACCTCAATGTCAAGCGTTACCAAACGAATTTTGGTAATATCAAACTTAATTTCTTCTTGAGGATACTTGTCAGAGATGTATTGGCAAATGTATCTGTCATTACCATAGATTGCAAATCCCTGCACTCCCTCATATTTTTTATAGAACTCTCTACAGTCTCTTACAGAACCTGGTTGAATTTTTTCAACATATTCTCCTTCAAGAGTTTTATATTTGGTTTTACTTTTAGAAGGTACAAAAAGAGTTGGTGAAAACTCTTCTTTGTACATTACACGTTTACCATCCTCATAACCACGAAACAAGAACTTGTTTCCGATCATTTGGACATTGGTATAGAAATTCATTTCAAAAGGTCTTCATACATTTTCAGATATGTGGAATTTGGTTCCACAATTGTCAATATTTTATCAGATGAAATCATAAACATATTTTCATCTGTTACATCAAGAAGCCAAGGTGTTAAAGTACCATCATTATTGATAACAAATGGTTCTGTCAACTTACAATCGGGTTCACCAATATCTGCCCCGACTTCTTCAATCTGACTAATCAGTCGAGTCTGGTCCATCAAAACCATAATCATAGTCGCTGATTTCTCCATAATTAGTATCCTCTTGATTTAGAATTTGTGTAGTATATGTTTCCAAAAGTTTATCAATCGGATCAACAAAAGTCATAATCCAATCCATTGCTACAGGATAGACTGGACCTTTTCCGAGCGGAACCCAAGGAATTAGAGAAATATCAAATGTCACTTCAGTTTTTTCTTCAACACCTTCAATGTTTTTCATCCTAACAATGCAAGGTTTTTTGAAAAAATAACCAACGACTTTATCATCGTTGATCATCTCTTTCACATCGGTGACAATTTCTTCACCAGATTTCAGTAGAGCGAGTTTTACAGTCATTATTTTAAATCACCTAAGATTATTTTAGCAGAAAAAAATTGGGGAGTCAACTGGTTTTTGCCAGTCTCCCCAATATGGCGACGATACAAATATATTTAGTCTTTGATAATCACTTTGATTTTCAAATCATTCAAATGTTTGTTTAATCTTCTATTTAATTTACATTCCTTTAGAGGAAGAATTTTTCTTTCAGTATACCAACCCCACTCATCGTACCTAGTGATATATTTAATTTTTTTACACCTTTTCCAATCTTTCCTTACCATAACATCCTTTTCTGGATAATAATATAAGTGATTGTTTTTTGGTACTCTGGGATGTGCATATACTGGTGATGCAATTAAAATTGAAGCCAATCCAATAATAAGTTTTTTCATAGATAATCTTTTCGTTTGTGTGCTTCTGGAACTACTTTACCAAGTTCAACACTTAAAAGCCCATCTTCAAAAGTAACTGATCTAACTTCCGTGTCTTCGCTAAGTGTCCACGCTCGTGTAAAACTCCGTTGAGCCACACCCTTGTGGACATAGTCGGTTTCCGTTTCTTTATCTTCCTTCTGACCTTCGATAAAGAGTTTACCATCTTGTGTGTATACATAGACTTCTTTTTTCTTAAACCCTGCTAATGCAATCTCTAAACGAGATGTAACATTATTTACCGAAACTAAATTATATGGTGGATAATTTGATGTAGTTTCGTGTAGAGTGAAGATTCTATCAAAGTAATCTTCCATTCCAATACTATTTCTATGAATACGATCCATCAATTGATTAACGTTAGCAGCATTAAACTTCATTAATCCAGACATTTGTACTTCTCCTTAATAAGCGAGATTTGATTGTGTGGACCCCAAAGGCATCCTCACGTATTTATATTATAGCATAAAAAAACGGGGTGGTAAACCCCGTAATCTTTTATTCGGTTTACTTCAGTTAAAGTTACGATTCTTGACTCTGATCAAAGGAATGGTTGATTCATTCTCAGTATCCTGAGCAACAGTGCGATGCTGACAGTCAGGATGGTTCCAAGCAAAATCTCGACGATTCTTATCCGTGAGTGCTTTGCCTTGAATATTGAGAATACGATCTTCCAAACTCTTCAAATGGCTGGAGAAGAATTTGTCTCTCTTTGAACCAAGAGTTTCTTTTCCCATAGTAATGGGAACAGTGAAGATGATGTGAAGTGGTTTGTCTGCCACAACAGCAAGTGCTGCGACATTCAGAATTGCACCAATACGAGACTCAAAGTTAGCCGCATTGATGCAGATGGTGATCTCATCATCATTATCCCAATATTCTACGACCCAGGTTTCTTCCTCAGAGTATTCCTTCCGAATGAGTTTCAAGAGTTCATTGACATTATCGTTGTTAAGTTCACGATAACGAGAGGAAGGTTTCATGTTTTTATCAAACATGCAATCAGAGTACAAAGAGTTTACAATGTCATCTCTCTGCTTATCAGTCAGACCAGGACCTTGAATACGAACTTCATCACGGATGGTTTGTTTATCATACTCACCAATCTGTTTCAGAGCAGCACGCACTCCCTCTTTGACATCATCCTTAGTCGGTTCACTATTGAACAGACCTTCGACATGATTAGAGGCATTTGCAAAACGAATCTTTGCCAACTCGTTTTCAAACTTAACGCCCTGATGCATCCAACCAGGAATATTACGAATCTCAGATGCTCCACGACGGTGAGCACCATTGTTAGTTTCGTCAGTTTCCACGTCATAATAGACAACACGACTAGGAATAATCCCCTCAGTTTCAATCTTATCAGAAAGATGAATAACTGTAGATTGCTTGAAGTTCTTACGACCAGGATTGTTCCAGGATTTGGTCTCAGACCAAAACTTCATGTGAGGGTCTCCAACCAACATTACTCCAGGAATATTGTGAGTAGATGGTTTCTCCCAATTTTCAGGGTTACAGTGTTCTGGACGCCAATCGGCAGACAAAAAATCTGCATTTGACACTGGAGTGTCAAATTCTTGAGCAAGTGACATATCAATTTTGATATAGGACATTATCAAACAAGACGTACCGTCCGAAGACGTATCTGTGCTTGACTTTGATATTATAAGAGAAAACCCCAGGAGTGTCAAGCACGTCCTAGGGTTCGGGTTTCCGACTTTTGAATCGACCGCACGAAAGATCGCAGATTTATTTATTCGGTTTCCCTTTTTTTCTTGGAACCAATATTGTATTTCTGTTCCAGAATCCATTCACTCTTTTCTTTATAAGCAATAACCTTAATCTGATTTAAAGGTGCAATGTCAAGAATTTTATCTTCATCAATCAAATCAACCAATCCCCAATCAACCAAAAGTTTTACAATTCTGTTACGACGTTGAATATCATTAACAGTAATATTTGCATACTTTCCATCAAGAGCAAATAGTTCTTTAAAATGAACGATATAATACTTACCTTGCTTGTGCAAAATATGACAAGATTGGTAGAGTTTTTTCTCTTTTCTTGAAGCTACACCAATTCTAGTGAGAGTTTCTCTAACTTTAAGAAAATCGTCAGGTTCTCTTAAATTAACCTCTACCATCATTGAGATTGACCATGTTACCTGAGGTTCATCAATCTTTGTCATCTTTTTCCACCCTTTTCAATTTTAGATCTAATGAAATCAATTTGTTCTTTTGTAAGAATTCTTAAAGCTTCTTTTGATTTTTCATCAGAATAACCATAATATTCTTTAATGGTATTCAGATCATCAATCTTTTCTTTACGAATCCAAGGAGAGAATCTCTTCTTTTTCCTAACACTATTTAGTAAAAAAGAATATTGCATATCTTTATCTAAGAAATGATACTTATTCATCTCATTGACAAACATTACACAATCAATATGCCCAGATAGACAACGATTGATAATATATGGTGGGTATGATTTAACTTCTTCTACATAATTCTCTTTCGTAAGATTAATAGAATTCAACCAGTCTTTCAGTTCCATTATTTAAATACCGCAGTAACAGAAACAATTTTAGCACCAGGGTTGCGGGCAATTGCGACCTTACGAGCATCCTGATAATCTGTAGCAATCACCGATTCCTTGAAGACGGTTCCTGCTTTGTAAAGGGTAACTTCACACTTCATACCAAAACTTTCTCAAGAGGTGTGAGTGGAGTAAGAGAGTAGTTTGTAACTAAAAGTTCAGTCTTCACATTATCCTGAGTATTTTTATCACCGCGATGAACCATGGAATATCGTAGTTTCCAATACTCAAGATGATAATCTTTATACAACTCAAGAAGACGATCATTCACATTGTAGGTGATCATGAAGTTGTGAGGACATTTATATACATTCTCAGCAAATAATTCATGATCAAATGATTTATGCATCTCACGGTTCTTTCCATACAGAAAATCTTTGATGTCATAAGGAGGATCAAGAAATACAAAAGTATTCTCAGGACCATCAGTATTCATTACCTCAGAGTAATCAATGTTGGTAATCTTCCAGTTTTTAATTAGTTCTGAAAACTTAGAAAGTTTATCTGCACCAACAAGAGAAAAATTAGAGTTAGCTGCAGTGCGAGAGAAAGTGCTGTTCTCGGTCAAACCAGAATAGCTACACTTGTTCATAATGAAGAAAGCAACTGCTTTCTGAAAATTATCATAAGTATCAATTTCAGCAGCATACTGGTTGAAAAGATCTTTTGCAAACTTGTCCTTCTCATCTTGTGTGCCACTCTCAAGCATCTTCTCTTTCTGCTCTCTGACACTCTCAGAGAGGTCTTGACCACGATCACGCAGTTGTACCCAGAAGTTGTATAGGGGCACATATAGGTCATTAATCCAAATAGGAATGTCTGGATTTTCCTTAGTCACATCAATTGCAATAGATCCGCCACCAATAAATGGTTCACGATATTCAGTAATAACTTTTGGATACCATTGAGAAAGAGTTTTAATTGCTTTGGACTTTCCTCCAGGATACCTCAACGGAGTCTTCAATGCTTTCATAATAAAATAAAAAAATCAGAGGATAAGTTTTCTTTCGTCAGGTGTAACTAGTTTACTACCAAACATTTGATCATACTTTTTACAGACATCTTCTTGAACTTCTGCAATATAAACAATGTGACTTCTTGAGATAGTAATTTCAGGTCTATCTTTGTCAATCACA